CGCTAAGCACACCCTCGCATACCCTCTCTCGAAGTATCTTCGAAACGAACCTCCTACCCCCCCAGCGGTTGTCTTTCAACCGACTGGACACTTGAGAGCGTGGCTTCGTCCACGACTCGCTGTGTTCTCTCGTAAGAACACCCATCTTTGGTACTCTTGGCTTCAAGCCAAGCGCTGTGCGTTACCAGCGTCAGAGTCTATCGTGAAGAAGACTTATGAAGACCATTATACCGCTCTTTCAACACCCGATATTGGGGATGAGACGACGATTGCCGAGATCTTTGCTGACAGAACTTTTCAGCATTTGATGGCCTCCGTTCGGAAAGAGATGACCGAGCTCTTGCGCACTGGCGCGAGCTTCGAGTCCCGTAGTCCGAGCACATCTGCTTGCTTTGAGCAGACACGTAGTGCTGGCGGGCAGCTTGAAGAGCTGCTTTATACGGCGAGTATGCAGGACCCTGGATTCTATGAATCAGAGCTGCTCTCGATGGTATACCTTCCACGACAAATTGGGAAAATTACCAAGTTCAATGTCGTGAAGGAGATAAGGTTCGTGCCCACAACACAGTGGTCCAAGCTACGCAACCTGACATCCAAGTGGGATGTCTTTGGACGGCCAATCAACTGCACTATTCAGGCAGTTCTGGAACCTATGAAGGTCCGGGTGATAAGTAAGGGAGAAGCTCTTCCCTATTACACGATGGCTCCGCTCCAAAAGGCTCTACATACAGCAATGCGTCATCGCGATTGCTTCCGACTCATAGGGAGGTCTTTCTCTCCCTGTGATGTCCTTGATCTTGCCGAGAAGGCGCAGTCTGACTACGAGTGGTTCTCCGTAGATTATTCTGCTGCGACCGATGGTTTGTCTTGGAAGTACTCCGGAGCTATTTTCCGGTACCTTATTGGTAACCTCCCGAAGGAGGAGTACGACCTCGCCATGCGCGTCCTCGGGCCCCATAACCTGTTCTATCCTGAAAAGGATGGTGTTAAGAACACTAAGGTATTTAAGGGTATAATGAGAAATGGACAACTCATGGGCTCTATCCTATCTTTCCCTATTCTCTGTCTCGCGAACCTTGGAGTCTATCTCAAGGTGGCCCAGCCTTTCCAAAAGGACTGGAGCGATGAAGAGCGTCTTAGACACGTTTTGATTAACGGAGACGATATGCTCTATGCCTCGCCTGCTTTCCTTTGGAAGGAGCATGCGGAGGTGAGCGGGAAGGTAGGGCTCAAGATGAGTGTTGGAAAGGCCTACCACCATAAGGTTTACGCTAATGTAAACTCAACGAGCGTTCAGCTAGATCTAGCAGCTCGTTACACCGAGGGGAAGACGAATACTCCCTATCAGATTCCTTATCTGAATGCTGGCCTCTTCTATGGGCAGCATAAGGTGCAAGGTGGTTCAGAGAACGAAGAAGAAGAAACAGATCTGTTCTGCTCAGTTGCCGATGAGGCAAGTCTTCGTAGGAGAATGTACTCCATGGGTTTGAATCCTAACCCTTCTCGTGGCCTGGTATGTAACCTGAACATCCTACTGGCCGGCTCGCTCCCAGGGAGACAGAGTCAACTTCTTACGCAGTTCTTTGCGTACCATGATCCGAAAGCACTTCAACGTGAGTGTATCCTGGCTGTTCGTAACAGCGGGAAACTCAGCCTCGTAACGAGGAATGTGTTCTTGCCAAGTTCTGTTGGCGGTATGGGCGTAGTGGCGCCTTGTGACTGGAAATTCAAAGTCACAGATACACAGAAGTGGTTAGCAGGTTCCTTCCTGCGTCGGATCAACCTCCCAGTAACTACGCAACGACCTAGTTGCGGTTATGAGCCTTCTAAGGCTCCCGAGGACGCACCGTGTGCGTTCCTGAAGCCTGCTAAGGAGACCAATGTCTCATCTATTAGCAGTTCAGTCAGCGTTAAGCTGAGTCGGAAGAGGTTGGTGAATGGAATAGTACCCTTTGTACCAGCGACTATGCTGTGGTCGAATAAGACCTATTCATTCAAGAGTGTGACCGATCGGCTCCTCCCTTGTGAGGCTGCGCACGTCGTGCAGCAGTGCCGTGATGATCCAATCCCGTTGACCTTTCGGTACCGGGTGGACATGTGTTAGGTCAAGTGTGTCAAGCGTCTACTGTCTTGACGTGATGAGGTCCTGAGTAAGACGTTAAACTACTCCGTAGGAACGACGGGCGGCAAGCCCTTGCTTCAGAAGCACTCGTTTATAGTCAACACCAGAGCTTTCGGCGACTGTGAGACTGTTCCTTCGCGTTTGGGTCATGATAATTAAATCGTCCAAAACGTTCCCCCTTACTATCCGATATCAGATCTAAATCCGTCTTCGGTTGTTTGGTAGTAGTAGGGCAGTGGGTCAAGATTTACGTGCTAAGTTTGTGCAATACAGACTGCGTGGTGGAAGTATCGATGGTCAAGTCCCAAAGAGTAAGTCCAATAGAAAGGCGTCCTGAATGGGTAAATCCAAAGACAAACCTCACGTCGCTCTCGTAAAGTGCATTAAATGCCAAGAGACTGCACGGATGAGCCACACTCGGTGAGTGGTGGTATATCATGATGAACAGTCCGGTCCCGATCGGCCGGATCCAATACACGATCATCATCACGCGACAATGCAATCAAGACAGTTAACCCTCGTTAAGAGGATCCCCGCTAAGACGGGAAAGAAGTTTCAGCAGTCCAACTCTTCGTTGGGCAAGGGCCAGACCTTTTCTAGGCTCTTACGCGCTAATGCGGTGCTGAACGCTTCTCGACAGGCCCAACCTCGTGGAGGTCAGGGCGGTGCAATGGCACCGATACGGAAGGAAGGCATTGCCTCTCCCGCAGCGAGCTCGATCGCAACCACGACTATGGCCCCGAATATATCGGCCACTCGTGATTCTTGTCGGATCATCCACAAGGAGCTCATTGGTAACGTCACCGGTTCTGTGGCGTTTACCATCGCGAATACGTTCGCGTTGAATCCCGGCCTTGCCGCGAGTTTTCCCTGGCTCTCTCAGCAGGCGATCAACTGGCAGTTCTACCGATTCAACAAGCTGCGCTTCCGCGCTCTCTCGCGCACGGGAAACACGACTCCTGGCTCTCAGGCCCTAGTCCCCGATTACGACGCTTCTGCGTCTGCGCCCGCGAGCGAGGTCATCGCTTCGTCTTTCGAAGACGTTGTGGAGGACGTCCCTTGGAAGTCTCTGGTCTGCGACCTTCGCCCATCAAGCATGTTTGCCATGGGTCCTAAGAAGTTCGTTCGGACAGCCGCACTTGCGGCCAATCAGGACATCAAGACGTACGACGCTGGTCAGCTCTTTGTGACCACGATCGACGGGACAGCTGTGGCTTGGTCCAAGCTGTGGGTTGAGTACGATATTACCTTTTCGACTCCCCAGTTGCCGCCCAATGGGGGCAACACCCTTTCCTCTCTCCACATCACATCAACAACTCCGACGACCGCGTCGATGTTGGCGAACCCGGTCATTGCCGCTGGTTCCTCGTCACCTGCTCCTGCAACGGTGGCGCTTGATGTGTTGACCTTTCCCCTACCAGGTAGGTACCTAGTAACCTACTCTGCGACGGCGACAACCTCTGTGACACAGACAGGGGCGCCGACGGGAGCCGCCGGTCTCACGATTGTGAACACCGGGCTCCTTGTGGGTGGGCTTCCAGCCGGAAACACCTCTGGGATCATGACCCAGGTTCTCGAAGTTGCCGTGGCCTCGCCAAACGGAACTTTGACCTTTAACAATACGATTGTTCTTGGTCTGCTGGCTGAGCTGTTCGTAGCTCAGGTTGCCCCGTCTCAGGCCTAACGGCCTCCTTGAGACATCCGCTCGTCCCCTTTGGACGACAATTATTATTGAATCATTCAAGACTGACCTCGTTATTGAGGAACGACAGTACAGAACAGGCTTACCCTTCTGTTGAATGAGCGGAAATACGCCACGTAGTGGCCATCAGGTGCTGATTGGTAAAATCAGTGATCCTTTGAGACGAAGCTACCCAGTCTGAACAAACTCTCCGAGAGGTTGATATTCAGATATGGTTCGAAAGCTTGCTCTTACCTGATGCCGTGTCCCCTTTGGGCACGGAGTTAGTCTATTAGGCTTCTGGATCGAAGCTGTATTCTAATGAAACCAACTTGCTA